GGGCACTCTAGTAGTTCAGAGTCAAGTATCTCTTCAGTCGGAAGCAAAGTTCCTATGCAGTAGTTCCTATTATTCCCCGGAACCTGGTTGATGTCGTTTAGCCTGCACTGCGCTAAGGACGATTACAATAGCCCTTTCTTAATCAAAGGACGAAACTAAGATGTTGCGTACACCCTCCTACGGATAGTTTTATTAAGACTATCAACTTGATTTTGTTTTAATAATGGGATAATTTGTCAATCAATCTCAATGAGTTAAAATGAATTTATTTACATAGGGGAATTCAGTATCTGTAGTTGCTACTTTATACTTTTATAATGTTTCTTTCCCATGTCCAATCTCATTTAATCGATCTTCTGCTAATTATGACAATGCTGATATGCTTTTCCATTTTTAAAACTCTCCTCTAAGAGAAGAAATAGCTTCTTCTGGCTTAGTATTGGAATTCATCAAGTATGCTCCTAGGTTTTCACGCTTTACCTTGTTTTTTATTCCTTTTGATTGTGGTGCTATATAATAATGTTTTGATATGAATTCAAAAACATTATCTCCTACTGTTATTTCTTTAATTCCCATACCGGTTATTGAAACTTATTAAGTTTCGTAGGTTTTAGTAGCATCACCAAAATAGGCTTGTAATATTAATTAGTATTCTATTTATTAATGTGCTTTCTTAAAAGTAAGTGCACTATCATCTCCTTATATAAATATGTTAAATTCACAGAGTTAATCATATAAGTGTACAGGTAGATAATAATTATCTACATTAATTGAAGTATGTCTAAGGAGAGTTAAATTGATTATGATATTTCTCATTGTGTTCCCGAATGTTGTTCTGGTTGGATGTCCAGAAAAGACTGTTCCAAAGATACCACCTTACAGTAATAGTTTCATTATCTTCTTATTGGATCTTTTTGAGAATATCTTAGTATATAAATCTGTTGCATTTTTTATAATGACTTACTTTTTTATACCACAAAATCCTAATCTATCACATAATATGGGTAACATTTCGTTCAGAATGTGGACATCTATGGCTGCTATAATCATTGCTGATTAATGAGCATCCCAGGCTGCACCATCCCAGAACATTGTTTTAGTATTATATAAATTATTCAGATGTGTTTTATTAAGTAAGTTTTCTATGTGTTCAGGTTTTTAACCTGACATGAAGGATCGAGAAATAATTGGATCTTTCTTTAATGCTCTGATTGCATGGTTCATAACGTAACCCATGACTGCTTTTAATGAATCACTTGGATTAAAGATATTTCTCGGTTTAGCTGTTTGGTTATTATTATATTGTTTTTCATCAAGTTTGGGTATCATTTCCAATGTGGACTTTATTAGTCCAGTTTTGTCAAAATAATCATATCCATTCTTATAAACTGTATGTTTTCTT